ATGGAAGAAGAAAAAAGAGAAATAAAAGCACCACCTAATAAACAGTTAATTATGGATATTGGAAAGACAAAATACACTGTAAACCTACATTTCAAGCAAGGAACAGTCGAAACATACAAAGATAAAATACTAAAGCTAATTAAGAGAGAAACAGAGAAGATATAAATTTGTCAAAGAAATTTTGTTTATGTCCTTGACAAATCTTCCCAAATGACTCTGTAAGCATCGATATTTGTTTTTAGATTTATCGAGGTAAATGGCCTATCTAAATAGTTAAAACTTTTATTCGAACAGGTATTCTACTTTTACAGTAGCCATACAGTTTGGAGGCAAAATGGAGGCAGAAAATAAAAAATTTAACAAAAAAGGTAGACGGCAAGCCGCCTACCTGGTGTTTTTGGTGCCTCCTGCGCGATTCGAACGCGCGACCTGCGGTTTAGAAGATATATCATCAACCGCTCATTAAATTCCGTTACGCTCAATAAATGCCGTTACGACCTGCTAAAACGAGTTTTTGTCCGGTGTGTATAGTAAAACTGTCCATACAGTTTGGGTGCAAAAAGGGTGCACTGCACCCCTTTAAGCGTTTGCACGTTAAGGAGAACGGCATGAATATTGCAGTCAAAAGACATGGAACTTTCTGGCAAGCTCGTGTACGTTTTCGTGGAGCTGATGGAACCATCCAAGAAAAAAGTAAATCTCTCGGAATTCCCTGTGCGGCTGGAAGGGGCAAAAAAGTTGCTCGAGCAGCTGCTGAGAAATGGGTTCAAGATGCAGGGTTTGTTGAGGTTGTCGAACAGAATCAAGCAACAAGGCTTGATTGTTCGGCATATACGTATTGTCTTAATTACTTTAAGAGCCTTGTTGCCACACAACAAATTGAACGTCGTACTTATACGTCTTATAAGAATAACGTCCGATATATTGATTTGTTCTTTGGAGAAAAGCGACTACAAGAGATTACTGTCACGGATGTCGAGTTATATGTGTCTTGGCTTTATGATTCTGGCTATGCAGCTAATACGGTTAAGAAAGCATTTAACTCCTTCCGTGCTTGTACGCGCCATGCTGTAGCAATTAGAGATCTGCAATACGATCCATGTGCGGCAATTAAAGCGCCAAAAGGTTATCTTGCACCGCCAAATCCGCTAAACGAACCTTCACGCAAGAAGCTTCAAGTCATGCTTTCTGCTCTTGAGCTTTCTCCGATGGTACTTGCGACATACCTGGCATATTACACAGGTATGAGACGTGAGGAGTGTTGTGGACTTCAATGGAAGGACGTGAAGTTTAAAGCTGAAGATGTCACAGCACATCTCTGTCGAGCCATCTCATACGATGGCGGCAAAACCTACATTAAGGGTTTAAAAAATGGTAAAGATAGAACGGTACCTATTCCAGCTCCGCTTGTAGACATTCTTAAGCAGTGGCGTTCTAAATACATTGAAGATTGTATGTTGATGGGAATTGCGTTTAGTGAAGAGATGTACGTTCTAGGTGACTTCTCTGGCGAATATCTTAGACCAGAGCGAGCGACTGCATGGTGGAAGAGTCACTCTGAGGAGTGGGGTCTTCTTGGAACGCAGGGGAGAAGACCAGTCTTTCATGATCTGCGACACACATATGCAACGATTGCAGTTAGAACTATGGACATTAAGAGCGCACAAGACATTCTTGGACACAGCGATATTAATATGACAATGCGTTATGCAGATACAGACTTGGAGCAAATTCAAAAGGCAGGGAAAATTATTGGAGAGGCTCTTAACGATGCTCACAAAGACGGTGCAGAAGTACTACAACTTAGGCGAGCGATATAAAAAGAGGAGCTTATTGCTCCTCTTTTTTACTCCAACGTTTTGAAATTACCTCGTAGGTTATTCCAATTCGTTTTATTGTCATACAAGTTACAAGAACAAGATTTAATGAAAAGGCAATTGCTAAACCTGCAAATAGATTTCCTATCAATGTGCTGTATGTTGCTACAAGTGGTTTTACAACTATAAATGCCGCTGAAGTAAAACCTGCGACGACAGCCCAAAGAGTACAATAAAAAATCTCATCGATTACTCTTAGTTCATTTCCTTCATGCTTAATGTCTTTCTGAGAGATTAGTTGCATCCTAAGCTGGTAAATCATAACAACAACGGCAAAAATTAACGAAGAGGTAATTGCTACCCATGTTAGGAGTCCCTGAAGAGCTTCATCGAGAGAGTCATGGAATTTATCTGCGTTGATGATAATTACAACAGCAATGATAAGCGGTGTAATAATCTGACAAAAAACGTCAAATTTAGATATCTTCTTTTCGTAACCTTGGTGGAGTGATGCAATATAGTTTTTGACCACATAACATAAACTAATTTTGCTCATTTCTCCTCCTTATGTCGAACATTCGTTCTTTGTTGTTATTATTCTACAATATTGAGCGTCCTAATCTGTTTGAAATGTCTTCTACCTTTTCTGCACATCTTTTAACAAACTCATTATCGCTTAAAGGTTTGTCTCCATTACAGTTTAATAACTCTACAATTCTCATATCAAAATCATCATTCAGTTTGAACTTCTTTGTTCGTCCAACGTTATTTTTCATTTGAACTTCGACAACAGCGTCATCGCCGTCAAAAATACTCTTTTCATATCCGACTAAGGTTTTTCTTCTCGCGTCTTTAGATCTAATTGCATCGAGTATCTTCGTTGGAAATGGTCTGTTCTTTTTATGCCCATACGTCAACATGACATAGTCGCTTTCTTTAATTAGGCTTTCAGATATGTCATTTTGTTTGATGTAGTGTTTGATAGAAATTTGCTCGACAGATTTAAATGTGTCTTCTGCTTCTTTTTCTGTAACTGCTTCATATTTCATAGTTACGTGTGGAGCGGCTTGTCTCAGGTAGTTTGCAAATTCTTTTGGAACAATAGTATCTCCAGCAAATGATAAAGCATGCTCAACGCAAAGGATTGCATATGTATCGCCTGTGTTTTCAACAGATAAATAAACGCGTGTTCCAACTAATGCAGCTTGTTCTGCATTAATATTTCCTACATTTTTATTAGTAGATGGCTCATAGATAACACGGTCTTCACCGGCTAGACCAGATTCAATTGATGCGAGAATACTTTTTTCTGAGATGGTATCAATCTTGTGAAATCTTAGAATTTTGACGTTTTCATTTTCTAATTTTGGGATGACCCTAGAATTGAGAAATTTCGAGAAGTGTGTAAGTATGCTTTCTCCATCTAAATCATATATGCTACACACTTCATCAGGGTGTCTTCTTTTGTTGAACATGAATTTGTAAACAACAAGAGTTCTTTCAGCATAAACAACCATCTCTCAAACCCTTTCACAATTCTTTCAAGCTTTTATAAATCGGATTTACTTTTTATTCATTGCTACCACTAAGAGGAAACGTACGCTTTAAGAAACAAATAATTAGCAATAAAGCGACATCTTAGCTTTGTTTTAACATTTCGAGCATTTGTTGCTCACTTATAATTTTGATGCCAGTTCGGTCGGCATACTTCCTAGCTGTTTTAATTTTTGTGGTTTCGTCTCCAGAGCAATCAATCAAATAATTAGTTTTGAGAGTTACTCTTTCGCTCAAGGTTGCCCCATTTGTAATTAGCATTTTTAGAAAATCGCTTTTAGGCATACAGCACGGAACACCTGTCAAGCAAAAGACGGTTCCAGAAAGCTTTGTGCTTTCAGTGTTTTTATCGGTGTATTTCTCAATACATTTTACGTTTTCCGTTGTTGCTATAGAAATTTCTCTCATCTTTTCGTAGATGCCATAAGTCATATAACAGTCCGCGAGAGCCCTGTGAGCTTTGCCATGTTGTTTAACGTTAAGTCTTTTGGCAATATTTATCAGTTTGTATGGTGGCTCTAAGATTTGTCTAGCCAATTTGTATGTGTCATACCAAACATAATCGCATAAAAAGTCGCGTCTAAAGAAATTCTCCTCGAGAACAATCGCGTCATATCTAAGAGAGTTATGACCGATTAGAGGAAATCCTTTAACGAACGTATCAAATTGCGGGATAACTTTATCGAGCGTTGGCGCATTCTTTACCATGTGATTAGTTATATGGTTGATTGCAGTTGCGCCAGATGGTATCTCTCTTGGAGGATGAATGAGCGAACTAAATTCTTCTGTAATTTTTCCGTCTACTACTTTAAGAGCGGCAATTTCAATGATTTCGCAGTAATGGACGTCTAGCCCTGTTGTTTCAAGATCTACTACTACATATGATTCAGGATATTTTGAGACATCAAAATCTGCCCAGCGCGTTCTTTTTAAAGGAACATTACTTGGTTTAGTTTTAACTTTTGGTGCTTGAGGGGATACAGGCAATGGGATATTTTGTGCACCAGCAGGAGGTGTTGGGTAAAAACCATTTGTCGAATTTTGTTTTTTATTGCGCCGCTTTTTGAAAAGTAGGAACACAACTACGAGAAACACTAGATACCAGAAAGCCATACATTCTCCTAAATGGTTTACCGCTAACTCTCGTAATGACTAGTTTTACTTGAATAAATCGAAGATACTAAATGTAAGTTTGTTATAAGCCTTGTTGTAGAGAGCTTTTTTAGGGTCTTTGAAAATACCTGTACCTTTCTTCTCATATCCAGGAATAATGGCTTTTTTGATACTTCGTTTTAGCTTTCCTGTTGTACGAGCTGATATAGAGCGCTTAAGACTTGGCTTTCGCATTCCGAACTTCATGTTCTTTACCCTTTCACAATTCCTTCAAGCTTTTATAAATCGGACTCAATTTTTGTCCGGTGTTACCACTAGAGTAGAACGCATGTTCTTTGAGAATTAAACATTTCTTTAGATTTCAAATCCGAATGGAACTAAATACCAAATAACTTCACCAATAATCGAAATTGGCTGCGTGTCAATCTCATTAAAGTCAAATATTTGTGGTCTAAATGTAGGATCTATGCTGTCTGGGATTAGCTCATAGCCATTCGATAGAGGCTTTACTCGTTTAATAGTTGCATCAAAGCCATTCACACACACTGCATATGCCTTCATAGGCTTAATTTCTTCTTTACATGGGTTAATAAGTGCATAACAACCATTAGGAAGAACACGGTTCATGGACTCACCGACAACTTTTAAAAGAAAAGCTTGCGGATATCTCTCATGAATGTCTGCTGGGATGTCATAAGTCTCATCAACGCTAATCATTTCAATAGGGGTGCCCGCAGCTATTGAGCCTAAGAGTGGAACAGGTGCCATATCAGAAACTTCTGATATCTCTGGACTACTAGACATTCCAAGAAGGTATGCCAGGCTCACATTCAAGATTTCGGACATTTCAATCATCTTATCCATGCGGATGTTAACTTGGTTAGTCTCATATCTTTGAACTGTCTGCTGAGTGGTTCCCATTTTCTCAGCTAATTCAGCTTGCGTAATATTTCTAAGCTTACGTGCTTCAGCAATTTGGTATTTCATTACCGCTCACCTTCAGTTACACGCATTATATTGTCTTCATAATAATTACACACTTTTTGTGTTGTATCAAACACATTTTGTGTGTATTATCAACATCGTTAACACACAGAATATGTGTATTTGAAAGGAGGTGCTTACTATGAGAATGAACATGAAAGCTGAAAGAGCAAGGTGTGGACTGTCTGCAAGTGAAGCTGCTAAAAGAATTGGCGTTTCAACGAACACACTTTTACGCTGGGAGTCTGGCAAGAATACCCCTCTTTCAGAAAATCTTATGAAGCTGGCAAGGCTTTATAACTGCACTCCTGATTACTTACTTGGCATAGGTAATTACCGTACACGAATCACATGTTAAGTAACTAAGCACTTTCACGCACTATGTACCTTGTAAACAAGATAGACGCAAAACGTCCTAGGGAAACTTACAAAAGCTTACTCAAACTTTAAGTTTTACGAGTACCTGGAGAAATAAAGCTTAGCCGTGAATAGTAGCGGTAAAAACGTTGCATGGTCATCGCGTTAACCATGTAGAGTCTTGTGACTCGCTACGTCAAGGGACTTCAGACGTACAGAGCGGGCGTAGACGCTTTGATTCTATGTAAAGTCCTGCAGAAGTTTTGCTCTTTCGTTATTAAAACAAAGAGCTCTATTTTCTATGGAGATCTGAGAAAAAATGCCAATTCCTCAAAATACTGGCTCAGCGTGGTCATACTACTGGGAGCCTAAAGCCACGCATAAGCTCGAACCAGAAAAGGCTAAACCGCCTCACACAACAATATCGCGCATTAAGAAAGCATCACTTATAAAGAGTTGTTTTAACGATGCTTATTACGCCAGGGAAGACAGTGGAAATCTTTGGTTTCTTGGTAGTTTTGAAACGGATCAAGAAGCAAATGAAGCCTTAAAAAGGTGGGCAAAATGTCATTAGAAAAAGTAGCTGCTTTTTGTATAGAACTTAAGTTATCAATTAGAAAACATCCAATCCGTATGCTTTCGTGTTTGGTATCTGTTCTATCACTTATGTTTTCAGTTTATTGTATTTTTGCCTGCTCAAAGATGACAAGCGTCGTTGGCTTGTGCATCGCAGTGTTTGCCCTTTGTTTCGCAGGTCTTATTTATTAACAAGATAAAAGTGCCCTCCTCACGGGGCAACGTGGGAGAGCGTGTCCAAAAAACTTTAAGGAGTTGAAATGGACGATACAAGTATACAGGTTTTTAGTTCGCAACAATTTGGTGAGCTAAGAGCCCTCAAAGATCTTGACGGTGAACCATGGTTTATTGCTCAAGATGTGTGTAGAGCTCTTGGGACTGATGTTAAAGATGTTCGGTCAGTTCTTGAATGTGATGAAGTTTCAAACCTCGATACTATCGAGGTTTATAAAAAGCCTGGACGATCTCCGCTCATTGTGTCTGAAGCTGGTTTATATAATCTTGTGCTCAGAAGTCGTAAGCCAGAAGCAAAGCCTTTTCGGCGCTGGGTCACGCATGAAGTACTTCCGTCAATTCGGCGCTCTGGCGGCTACATCGCCACAGATGGATCAGAAAGCAATGAAGACCTTCTCGCTCGTGCGGTTCTAGTCGCAAATGAAGCAATCCAGCGCAAGGATGCACAACTTAAAGAGCAGCAACGTCAGCTCTATGAGAAGGATACAACCATCATCGAGCAAGGCGCCAAGATTGACGAGCTCGCTCCAAAAGCTGGTATGTATGACACAGTTATTAACGTCAAAGGCACGATGACGATTACAGATGCTGCTCGCTATCTTTCGCAGTATGACCCTCAAATAACCCGCAAACGCCTCTTTGCCCTTCTTCGCGCTGATGGTTTGATTTGCCGTGTTGGCAAAGCTCCAACAAAGAAGGGAATTGAGACGGGAAGATTCGTACAGATCATGAGCACCCGTCGAGATGGTAAGTCTAATGAGCCTTATGCCAGGATGACGCAAAAAGGCTTTGACTGGTGCGTTACCGCTTACTGTACAGCTCCGCTCATTAATTAGCTCTTATGGAGAGCTTGCGAAACACCGAGCTTATAACCGTTGAACAGGCTTCTCAACTATTAGGCATACCAGTTTCCACGATGCGCAAGATGTGCGCAAGAGGGGAGGTGTATGCCAAGAAAGCCGGTAAACGGTGGCTCATTAATAAACGGATTCTCTTAAGCCTCTACGGCTTGCATTCTAAGGAATAACAAATGGACAAAAGAATATTTTTTGTGGCTTTACTGCCTTTGCTTGTGTATTTCACAGCGGACTGCTTGGGCATTTTTGAGCCACATAACGTGGCATATTTAATGGCTTTTAGATATGCCATAGCTGCGTATGGACTTGTTGGAGCTTTAGTCGCATGGCTCAAAGACAAAGAGAAAGAGGTGTGTGATGCTAACTAAACAGGAACGCCGAGAGATTGCAGAGAGAGCTAAAGAGTATAAGAAAGAAGAAGAACAGCTTAGCTGGGACCAATTTTCATACGTTCTTCTAGGCATTCAGAGCTGGAGAAGTGACGATGAGCTTTTAGACCGCATTGTTGAGCTTTGTGAGGCAGTTAATGTTGACGAGCTGGCATTTAGGCCATCAGCGGACGAAATGTACCTGCAGGCTTTGAACGTCAAGCATGAGCGTATTGCTGCATATGTCGAAGCTGATTCGTACGTAAACATAAAACACATTATTAGCTGTATCGAAGACTTTGACGCAGCGATTTCTCACTACAAGCGACTGGTCGAAAGGAGTAACAATGCTAACTAAAGAAGAACGCGAGAAAATCGCTGAAAGGTTTAAGAACCACGATGAAAAATACATTGTTGATTTTTATAGATGCTTATTTGGCACAAACCCTCCAAATGGCGTACCACTTGAGAAAAGTCGTAGAAATACCATAAGCCGTCTAATCGACCTTTGCGACACGTCAAACATGATTGAACTACCGCTCGATAAAGACGGTGAGGTTACCCATATCGGCGATATCGTATATGACGAAAACAACAAAAGATATGAGGTCCGACAACTTACCTTAGACGGCAACAAATGGTTCGTTCTGGCTTTTAGTGGAGATTCATGTGGCGATGGTTATTCTTTCCCAGTAAAATTTACCCACAAAAAACCAGCAACAGTTGCGTTGCTTGCTAGGCAGATTAAAGATGTCTTATACGCTGACGATGATATATCTTACTGTACTTCTTCTGAATTGTTAGATATCGCCGACCAGCTCGAGAGCTTAGGTGATAGCGATGACTAATCGTGAAGAGGTAGCGAAGAAGTGGCGAAAAGTCGGCGAGAGGTTAGACAAAGAACCTCCGATAAGTCTTACGGGTACAGCATGTATAACGCTTTTTGAGCTTTTGGAATCTGCTGGCATACGTGATAACAATTCTTACAGTGATGTGTTTAACCGTCTAGCCAACCTTATCGACCCTACATGTCACGATTTCGGCAGTGAAGAAGGCACTAATGGCGAGAGCTACGACTTTGCATGCTCTGCCTGTGGCTGGTGCGGAGATGTGACTAAGCCTAATTACTGCCCTCACTGTGGCGCAAGGGTGGTGAGTGAGAATGCCTAGCTTAAGCGATCGCAAAGAGACAGCTGCGAGGTTGCGCAGTAAGTTCGCATGTGGTCTAGGTATAACGCCTGGCTCGATAGCATATGTCCTTGGGTATACCGCACCAAAAGGAGCCACATATGACGACGCCGTTCGCGAACTTTTTGAACTTCTCGCCGACCTTGTAAACCCGACATGCGAGCTAAAAATTCAAGATGGTCATGCCTGCTGTGGCAACTGCGGCCATATACTCGCAGGTGAGTACGAGGCGGAAGAAGATTACTGGTATTTCCGCCCGTACTGCCCCGACTGTGGTGCAAAGGTGGTGGGTGAAGATGACTAGCCTACCACCAGCCCTAGACGTGGCCTGCGGGGCACGGAGCTTTTACTTCGACAAGCAAGACGAGCGAGTACTTAAGTGCGACGCAAACCCAAGACATCTCACGCTGTGTGATGGACGCACGCTCGATGTCAGCCCCGATAAGGTTGCCGACTTCCGGAAGCTACCTTTCTCGGATAAAAGCTTCAACCTCGTCATCTTTGATCCGCCGCATTTAGACGTTGGAGCAGGTTGGCAAGTCGATAAGTACGGCAAACTTGATTCCGACAGCTGGCATGAGGACTTAGCCAAAGGCTTTAGCGAGTGTCTACGTGTACTCAAACCATACGGTGTCCTTGTTTTTAAGTGGTACGAGTATCACATTCCGCTCAAGGATGTACTGGCACTTTGTCCGGCAAAGCCAATTATCGGCAACCGCCGCCCTAAAGCGTCTAAGACGCATTGGGTGTTGTTTATGAGAGAACCAGAGACGCAAAAGCAAGCCGCTCTACCGGCAGATGACTATATCGACAATCAAACACTTGCCCTGGCAACGTAAAGGAGGAGTGATGAAAGAGAACGAATACGTCGGTGGTACTAACGGTATCAGTAAGTTTTGGCTCACAAATAAGCCAATCGTTAGATGTCGAGATTGCAAGTTTTGGGCAACAGAACATCACTTTTTCGGCGGTTGCGTTGGCAAAGAATTTAACCCAGACGGCTTTTGTTCATGGGGTGAGAGGAAGAAAGACGATGCGTAGATGTGAAAACTGCGTACATGCAAGATGTCTTATTGCACCCGCTCCAAACATGCCAGATGTATGGGAGTGCAAGGTACGGAATGGCTATATACCGTTGCACCCCGTCTTGCATGCGCTTACATGTCGAGCATATGAAAACAGATACAAACTAAGAATTAAGGAGTAGTAGTGGACAGTGTAGATACAGCTCTTAACCTTATTGAACGTTATGCAAAGTTGGCATATCTGAGTAATGGCGAATTTCTCGGTACTGACATTAGAGATAAGCAAGTGTACTTATCCGGTCCAATTACAGGCGAAAAGAATTATAAAGGCTTGTTCTCATTTGCTAGAGATCTTGTTGAATTTGGTGGTGCTGCGAAGATTTATAGCCCCGCTGTACGGATTCCAGCAAGATTTAGCTGGGAACAGGCAATGAAGCACTGCTTGTCAGAAATTACTGGTTATGACACGGTGGTAATGTTGCCTGAGTGGGAAGCTTCAGATGGTGCTCGACTTGAACATGATGTTGCGCTTGCCTGTGGAATACACGTTGTTGATTTTACCAACAACAAGATTATTTACGGTTTGTACTACGCACTTAAAGAGACCCTTGAAAAATGCTTATAGAAGCTTTGTTAACAGGAAGGAGGCTCATATGAGCACGGTAGATATTATTGTTCTAGTTTTCTGCATTCTCGCTGGTATAGCTTTTGTAATTAGCGATTAAATTACTTATTTATTTTTTAATTCCCTGTTTTTAACAACCAAATAGAAAGGCTTTAACCATGAAGAAGATTCTTCAATGGCTGGGTGTTGCTGTCTTTGCAGTGCTGGTCTTTGTTCCAGGCATCGCACAAGCGCAACCAACCTCAACGCCAGCAACAGATTATTACGGCGCACTGGACAGGTTCCTTGGAGTACTTATTGGCGGTTTTCTTGCGTTCAGCGGAATGTATCTAAACAGAAAGAGGGACTAATGACAACCGAAGCAGAAGATAGAAAGCGTCTCGAAAAGATGACGATGAAGGAAATCAAGGCAGTCGCAAAAGACGAGGGTATTACTCTCGGATACGACGGTTCAAGAAAGGCTAATGCGATTGGCTTAATCCTTGAGTGGAGACGCTTCAAAGGCGTGTATATGAAGAGGTACTAATGAAAAATCGACTACGTATTGCAGACATAAAATTTATTCGTGGCCTGGTTTGTGAGGTATGGCACAGTCAGAGCGATATGCAGCGAGCTCTCATGAACAACGATTTAGCTGCCGTTCTAAAAGAAATTAGCTTTTCAGATAAGCAATTAATAACATTGGTATGCACTCTTAACAAGCTAGTCGAAGACTTCAAAAATGACGAAGAACTGCAAGGCGGTAAACAATGAACCGCTCAATAAAAGTTCGATTGAATTCGAACGGCATTTGGTGCTGTAGGCTTTACTTAGGAAGAAATCTTAACGGCAAAATCATTCAGCCTTATGCAAGCTTTCCTACGGCAAAGACGCAGAAAGAAGCTGAAGAATTAGCCACTATGTGGGCGTCTCATATTACGTCTGACGGCAAAGTTAAAAGCACACAGCTTACCGATTTACTTCTCGAGTATGTTTCTATTAAACGCAGGAATGGCGCGAGCCCTAACACTACAAGGCAGCATGAAGGCTTCATTAGAAACCATATCAATGGAAGGCTTGGTAAAGAGGATGTAAGAAGTATTACATCCTCTTTATTCACTTCATTTGAGCAGGATTTATTGAAGAAGGGTTTGTCTCGAAACAGTGTAATTAACCTGCATCAATTCTTGAGAGGTGCATACAATTACTTTGTTTCAGCTGGCATATGCGACTATAACCCGCTTATTAACGTGGCTAAGCCGTCCAGGGAAGTCCATGAAGCTGTATCCATTGAAGAATGGGGTTTTGCTGGGATAAGTACCCTTATTAATTCCAGGATTACTACAGCCATTCAAGAGGATGAGTTTAATTCCCGTGTTGTTTGTGCCTTTGCTGCTTGGCTGTCTTTAGTAACTGGTATGCGCTGCGGTGAAGTTTGTGCTATTAGATACAGTGATGTAAACATGCTATATAAGCATATCCACGTATCTGGTACCGTCATTGAAGAGTCTTACAGAAAGCCTTATAGACGAGAATCAACCAAGGGTAAGAGATCTAGAAACATAGCCATTACAGACTCGGACATCAGTTTTATTAGTGACTACATGAAGCTTCAGCAAGCTCATATTGCCTTTGTGGAGTCTTCTACACCGTTAATTAGCCTTGATGGCTCTTACATGCGTCCAACGAGCGTTTCGAGGTCATTTACACGCATGAGACGCACTCTCCAGCTACCTCAAGGCATTACCTTCCACTCACTCAGACATACTCACGCGTCTTGGTGTTTGGCAAGTGGCGTTGACTTAAAGACTCTTTCAGAGCGTCTTGGCCACGCAGACCCAGCAACAACTTTGAGGATTTATTCTCATTTGCTGCCTGGACGTGACCGGGGAGCGGCAGAAGCGTTTGGAGACGCGCTTAGGACCATTGAACAAGGAGCGTTCTAAGCGTTCCATGCCTTAAATGCTTGTTGCAATTTGTTGCAATTAGCAATTTTCAATCAAGTTGAATTCGACAAAAAACGTTCATTCAACTTGGAAATTCTTTTTATCCCTTAGTGAGTGCTAGATAAGAAGTAATTATCAGACAATTAGAGAAAGGAAGACCTTAGCATGGCTATTTCTAAAGTCACAAAGGATCTACGCAGGCTTCTTGATGCTCAAAATATTTCTTGGGAAGACCATTCTGGGTTTAGCACTGAACGGACTTGGATTCCGCTAGATAATGGCTTAGTGCTTTGTTGTATGTGCTCTTACTACATCACATCAGATGGTGTTGAACATGGCGTCACATCAGGATTCCCGTTAAAGCTTGAGGTTTCTATTATTTATTCGATAGATGACTATGCGTTCGGTCCTGGAGCGGCTAAAACACCTGAAGAGATTTTGGAGGTGTTGGGCAGATATGGAGAGAAGTAAGTACTGCCAAGAACTGTGTGACGCTTTAGAGCGTTATGGTAAGACCTGGACTGACCGCAGCAACGCTTGTGTTGAGCACATTTATTTCAAGTCTCGTGGTAACTGGGTTTCAGTTCTATACGGTGACGATATTAGAGGCTTCCCGCAGAAGTTTCTTGTATGGGAAATGTCTAATTACTCGTATTCACCTCGTGTGATGGACGTTGAAAAAATCATCGATAAGTATTTTTAGGAGTTCAATATGTCAATTAATCACGTTAATATCTCTGGAAACCTTACAAGAGATCCGGAGCTCCGTTCTACAGCAGGAGGAACAAATATCCTTTCGTTTGGTGTAGCTGTTAATGACCGACGCAAGAATCCGCAAACAGGCAAATGGCAAGATGTTCCTAACTTCATTGACTGCATTGTCTTTGGTCAACGTGCTGAAGCTCTCTCACGCTTTATTTCTAAGGGCGCAAAGGTCTCTATTGATGGCAAACTGCATTACAGCTCTTGGGAAACAAAGGACGGCCAGCATCGTAGCAAACTAGAGGTTGTTGTAGGGGAGATTGAGTTTCTATCCAAGACTCAAACAACAGCTGCCACAGCGCAGGGCCAACCTTCATTCACAGCACCACAGGCGCCAGAAGAAGAGTTTTACGATGCTGACATTCCGTTCTAAAGAATAATTTAATTATTTATTAGTTGAGTAGAGCCTATGCAAAGGGGTCTTGGAGTCATCTGAGACCCCTAAATTAAGAAAACTAGGCTAAAAATTATGTAGATTTTGTTGGTAGCGCTCATTAAAGTTCGTTACGCTCGATACGCTCATTATGAGATTTTCGATGTGCTATACTTACTTCGCTTTTCTATCTAAAAGCGTAACGGTATAGCAGAAAGCAGCTTGCGAATTGCACGCAAAGCAATTTCGCAAAGCGGCGGAGAAAGGCTCGCAAGCGTACCGGTTGCGCACCCTCCTATAAAAATTTAGAGGTTATTCCGCTCAACAATACAATAATGTTTATAAGTTGTAGAAAACTTGTATACATAATGTTGAAAACTCTCTATCAAGCCAGCTAAATCATATAATTTAAATAACTACTCTAACTAAACGTATCTACGTTTGGAGAATTATGGATTACAGTGGTTTGACCGCGTCAGAGTTCTTTCATGGTGTAGCAGAAGCATCAAGAGAAAATACCAGGGCATTACAGCAAATTATGAGCCTTCAAGAGACAGAGGGGGCAAAAGCTCAGTCATATTCAGCTGGTGGAAGTAAAGGCTCTAATCAAGACACGATGGCAAAAGTGGATAAGCGCATAGATCTAGAAGCTCTACTGTCTAAAAGAATGAATGACAATTATGACTATATCAATGATGCTTATACGTTGCTTTATGGTGCGAGCCAGCTTGGTGATGGTGGAATTTGTCAGTTAATGAGTAGCTCTATTTATGCTGACTTACTTCAATGGCGTTATCTTCAATGCCTTACTTGGAGCGATGTCTCTGAAAGACTTCTTACTCCTGTGCGAACGCTACAACAGTTAGAACGTGAAGTCTTTGAGACAATTGATGAGGAGAATTACATCGAGAAATTCTTGAAAAATAAATAATATTTTTTGCCTATTATGCTTGCAATATATATAGTATGTACTATAATAATAGATAGCAACAAGGGGAAAGGAGGTAAGTTGTTTGAAGCATTCCTTGTTACTGTCTTAGCAAACGTAATAAGTCATTTTATTATTCAAAGTTTGCAAAGAAAAAGGACTTCTCAAAGGCCAGGTAAGCATTTTAAGAAGTCCTAGACAGTCTCAAAGGGGGTTACGAAAGTAATCCCCTGCGAGAGATGTATCTAGTATAGAGGGAGGTCAAGATGATTACAATTAGTTTTGTTGGTCTTCTTGTAGCGATTGTTGCTGGTACGATTGTCGGTCAGTTAATAATCTCTTTAATTGAAAAGAGACAGCATGGCAGTAAGTAAAGCTCAAAAGAAAGCTACTGCTGCATACATCAAGCGCTCAGTAAAGATTAAACAGCTTAGGTTTTATCCTGGTGAGTATGAGCTTTATGAGTGGGTTAATAAGCAAGAGAAACAAAATGCTTACATCAAAGAACTCATTCGTAAAGATATGGAGAACTCAAGAAAATAAGTTCTGCATACTCTTGCGTACTCTTGCGCGGTGTTTTGTGATATTATGTACAGTAGCGATTTACGCAACAAAGGAACTAATAAGCGTTCTGGTTATGAGCCAGGGCGCTTTTTTGTTAGGCAGGTGAGCTAATGAGCTACAACATCAGACGCTCATATGCTAGAGATCAGTTGCGAAAGCAGATGATTGCACGAGAAGAACCGTGTCATATTTGCGGTATGCCAATTGATTACTCGCTTCCTGCTGGTGACCCGATGAGCTTTGAGATGGATGAGGTCGTACCTGTCTCAAGGCTGCCTCTTGAACAAAGACGAGCTGCCGCATGCGACCCAGAGAATGTCAAAGCGGCGCACCGCATATGCAACCAGAAGCGCGGTAATCGAATGATGGACGAGCTTAAGGGTAATGCACTACCTATTGTAAGAACGCGTCTGTGGTAGGGGGGTATACCCTCCCACAGCCCCAAAAAGACGCCCCTTGGCATAGTCAGAATATAGCGAACCCTCAAATTTTCCACAGTGAAATAAGCCTGAAAGGAGGTCTCGATGGCCAAAAAACTAGTCACTGTTTGCAGAAAAGGTAGCCGATACGATATCTACAAAGCACTACAGATATCTATGGCAAAGAAGTTAGATGATTGTGAATCTGGTCGTGATTTTGCAGCCATTGTAAAGACATTCGTACAGGTAGTTGACGAAGTCGACGCAATGGAAAAAGAGAAATTATTTGCTGTTAAAAAACCGAGCCCCGTTAAACGAGCTAGAAAGACTTACCTCAAAGAGGTCTCTTAATGCCAAGGCGTAAAAAACGTGTTGGAAATCAAAAACCGACCTTTGAGCGCATTGGAAAATATCATCATTCTGATGCAAAAGCTTGCATAAATATGTTTTCGCATTATGGTTTCAAGCTTGATGAGGCTCAAAAACATGAACTTGAGCTGTATATGGCCAAGGACGCTAAAGGTTCTCCAGCCGCTGAAACTATTGGTGCAGCCAAGCCGCGTCAAAATGGCAAATCGTTTGCTGCCCGACTCTATGGCATTTGGTGTGCGGCCATTTGTGGAATGGATGTTGTCTATTCCGCTCACAACGCTGATACCGTTGATGAGTTCTTTGATATGATCGTGAACCTTTTTACGGACGATGAGACATATCCAGACTTGGCGGAACTTCTCCTCAAGGCTTATAGACAACCTGGAAAGCAGTACTTGCTTTTTGATTGCGGATGTTATAAAAGTGGCAAACGCGCAATTGGAAGGCTAAAGTTTTCAACCCGCACGACCTCAAAGGCACGAGGAGGTACACGCTCACTCATTATTATTGACGAGGCACAGGAGCTTACAGATGCTCAGCTTAATGCAATTTTGCCAACAGTTTCTGCATCTAAAGACGGCTCTCCTCAAGTCATTTACATTGGAACGCCACCAGACCCAACCTGCAGGGGAACAGTATTTAAGCGAATGCATGATACAGCGCATTCTGATGACCCAGGTGAGGCTTGGTGGCTTGAGTGGGCCGCAAAATCGGTTCCGAAAGAGGATACCAGCGATGAAGAAGCACTCGACTTTGCTTATGAGACCAACCCGGCTCTTGGCTCTCGTATTACAGAGCGAGCAGTACTTAATGAATGGCATCAGATGACAAGAGACGGCTTTGCGCGTGAGCGTCTTGGCTGGTGGTCAACACTTGATACATCAGTTGAGTACATCGTTAACGCGAATGACTGGAATGAGTGCATAACAGAAGAGCCTTATGACGATGGTCTTCTCGCTTTTGGAATCAAATATTCACTTGATGGAAAGAAAGTGGCTGTTTCTGCAGCTCTTAAACAGCAAGATATTCCAACGGCTTATGTTGAGCTTGTTGACATTGCAGACGCATACGGCGCTGGTCAAAACCTCGCTCAATGGATCAAGGAACGAGAGAGTCGCATTGCGTGTGTGGTTATTGATGGTCGCTCTGGTGCAACTCAGCTAGCTGAACGCTTGCAAGAGTTGCATTTTCCAAAGCGTGGCATTGTTCTTTGCGATACAAAACAAGCTGTAGCTGCAGCTTCGAGATTTGTTGATGAAGTTGGAGCACATAGCATATGTCACGTCTCCTCTCCAGCACTGGACGAGTCTGTTACGGGCTCGTCCAGGCGTGCAATTGGAAATAACGGTGGTTTTGGATTTGGGGATTCTCCAAAAGCGACGTGTACCGCTGCTGAATCTGCCGCTCTTGCGCTTTATGGCGTTAGGACCACTAAACGAAACCCAGCTAGAAAGCAGGTAGTCTGGTGACGATTGGAATTATTCCTGTCTCAACCGCAACGGCGGTTGGACTGAGAAAAGAAGATAGACAGATAATTTTAGATCTCTGTACTGTTTATTCGAACACTCTTGCACGTAATCGTCTTCGCGATGGATATTACAAGATGCATACCAAGCTAAAACAGCTTGGTATTTCTGTACCGGATAGTTTAAGAAATCTTAAGCAAGCGATTTCATGGCCAGCAAAGGCAGTTGATACACTTGCAAATCGCTCACAGTTTGACGGTTTTACTTGTACAGATGAAGAGGTTTCTAAAGAACTTCAGACCATTGTTCGACAGAATTCTCTTAAGCGTTGTTATCGTAAGGCAGTTAAAGAGCAACTTAAAAGTTCATGTGCCTTTTTGACGGTCACTGCTGGAGATGTTGACGCTGGAGAACCTGCGGTTATCATTTCAGCGTATTCTGCAGTGTCCGCTGCGGCTCTTTGGGACGAACGACTGCATAGAATTCAAGCTGGCATTGTCGTAGTTGATCGTGATAATCGACCGAATCACAGAAATGCTCCAACTTGGATTAATGTCTTTACCGATACCGATATTATTCGTATCCGTAGACCGCTCGACTCAACTCGCTGGGTTGCTGAGTATATCCCACACGGAATGGGTCGCTGTCTTATGGAGCCTTTGGTTTATGAGGCTACGCTTGACCGTCCATTTGGCAAGTCACGTATTACACAAGCTGTTATGGATCTGACTGATGATGCCATGCGCTCGAGTGTACGAGCTGAAGTTGCAGCTGAGTTTATGACGGCACCACAAAAGTATCTCGTTGGTGCTGACCCAGACGCTCTTAATAAGCTTTCAAAATGGGATGCTTATATTGGCTCGATTTTTGCGGTTTCAAAAGACGCTGACGGTGATACTCCAACATTTGGACAGTTGCAACAAGGTTCAATGCAGCCACATATTGACTATATGCGCTCGCTTGCCGCTCGTTTTTCTGCTGAGACAAACGTTCCTATTTCTGAACTCGGAATCATTTCTGATAATCCTAGTTCCGCAGAAGCTATTTATGTAGCAAAGGAACCCTTGGTTATTGACGCACAAAATCTCAATGCCGATAACGGGGATGCTCTTTGTAATGTTGCTCTCATGTCACTTGCAGTAAAGAGAAACGTTTCGTTTGCAGAAGTGTTGACGATTGAGTCAGCGGTTACGGCAAAATGGCACAATCCCGCAATGCCTTCTATTGTTTCCCAAGCTGATTCAATGCTTAAGATTGTCCAAGCGGCCCCTTGGATTGCTAACTCTGACATCTTGCTTGAGGAGCTTGGTTTTACTGATGATCAGATACAGAGGCTTGAAAGTGATAGGGATAGAGCAACAGCTCAAGAGCTTCTTAAGGCACGTTTCGCGGCAAAAGCTACAAAGACTCCAGTTGATAATCAAGACTTACTGGACGGTGTAATTGATGAGGGTAAACAAGGATAGGCTTACTCGATACAGAAAAGAACTTGATTCAGCCGCAGATGATGCGGCTGAATTTATGTATGACTATTACGATGCGCTGAGAGCTGCTAACCCAAACTCTTCGGTTGCAGAGCTTCGCAACATGGCCATTAAGTCAATCAAACAAGCTCTCAATGCGTTCTCGCCTCAAGCGGGAGAGCTGGCAGGAGAGCTTTTTGATGAGATAGTCAGAGCAGAAGGTGTTAAGGCAAAGTTTCGCTATCAACAAACTATTGAGTGTGGTTTAGTTGAGAAAAAAGTTCACTACCTTGCGAAAGATTTAGTTGACGGTAACAACCAGAAGTTTATCGACGCCTGCACTGCACTTACTCGTTTTTATGTTAAGCGTGAAGCGAACATCAATATGCATAGAAGCGCGCTTAGGTCAAAAATTTGGTGGGCGAGAGTTCCATCTGGCGCGGAAACCTGTGGTTTTTGTTTCATGCTTTCAACACGTGGTTTTGATTATGAATCTGAGTTTAGCGCAGGCGGAGCTGGTCATAAGTTTCATCTGCATTGCGATTGCATAATCGTTCCAGGCACAAAGAAAACCACCATCGAAGGATATGATCCTGATGAGATGTACGCTCGCTGGGTTGAGTGTGCTAATACAGTTGGTCTTGAGCCTATTTGGAAGAATCGCTCAGCGATTATTGCTGAATGTGAGACACGAGATTTTAGGTGGCTAAATAGTGGCACAAAGCCAGATATCCACTATATTGAGAATTATGGAGAGAAAAACGAGGTAGTTAGGGATTATAAATTTGCACGAAATAAAGTGGCTTCCCATGAGTACGTAACTGCTCAAAGAATGAGACAGCTTGGGCTTACAGTGGATTTTATCAAGGACCATTATTCAGTGGATTTACCTGATGGGTCACGGGTTATAGTCGGCAGGTGTGATATGACAAACGGGTATGAATTAAAAGCACCAAGAGAGTCTATCTCAGCAAAAAATCTAGTTAGCAACTCTATTGAAAATTCAAGAAACAAAGAAGGTATAAAAAGACTCATTATTGATGTGACTGATAACCCACACGTGTCTATTAATGAAGTCATTCCAATAGCTGTTGATTATTGTAATAAGCACAAAGTGAAATTTACAGTATCAGTACTCGAAGGAAGTACGTTAAAAAATGCTAATTAAAAACTCGCTTAATCCATATCAAATAGAATAAGCGAGTTTTCTTAGTTCAATTATACCCAATTTTATTGATTTAAGCCGCTGAAAAGTGGCTTTTTTCATATACGCAGCCGTTGCGGTAAAGCGGTATTTACCTCGTGACAAGGGAAATGTCACTCGTACACATCCGAGCGGATGGAATCTGTTGAAAGGAAAGAAATGGATTTGAAGGAACCTGTAACCACTCAAGAGCAGCTCGACAAGATCGTAAAAGACAGGCTAGAAAGAGAGCGTGAAAAAGTACGCTCTGAGTTCTCTGATTATGAGGACTTGAAAGCCAGGTCTTTGAAGCTTGATGAGCTCGAAAAGAATGGCTCCGAGGAGCTTAAAAAGGCGCTCGCTGAGGTTGACAACCTTAAAGGTGAATTGCAGACACGCGATAAGGACGCTGAATTGCAGAAGATGCGCAAGCAAGTCGCTAAAGACACAGGGGTACCAGAGGACCTCATTCAAGGCGCAGATGAAGAGAGCATGAAAACGTTTGCAGAAGCAGTAGCTGCGTTCGCCAAAAAGCCTTCTGCTCCAATTATTCCTGAATCAGGTAAACACACACAAGCTGGAGAAACTTCAGCACAGAAATTTGGGCAATTTATGTCTGAAACATTTAACTAATCGAAAGGATTCAATATGGCAAACGGTATTTTAACTACTTCTGCAACGCTCCCAGGAGACCTCTCTTCAGAGATTTTTGCAAATGTCCAGGAGCAGTCTGCTGTTATGCAGCTTGCAACTCCAATTGAGCTTCCTGGACGAGGCATGACAGTTCCAGTTGTAACTGGTGACCCAGAGGCATCTTTTGTCAATGAGGGCGAAGAGATTAAAGTCTCTAATTCCACTCTCGCAGTTAAGGAAATGAAGCCTTATAAGCTCTCTGTTATTGAGCTCTTCTCTAATGAGTTCAAGGACAATTATGAGGCTATCTTCGCAGAGCTTCAGAACCGTCTTCCAGGTGCTATTGGTCGTAAAGTTGACTCCACTATCCTCTATGGCACTACTCCAGGCACTGGCTTTGATACTCTTGCAGATACTGATTCAGTAGACCTTTCTGCTAAGGCTTACGACGGCTTTGTAGATGCACTTGAGAAAGTAGCAACAGCCAACGGCGATCTTAACGGTTGGATTTTGTCCCCTAAGGCACGCACTCTGCTCCTTAAGGCAAAAGACAACCAACAGCGTCCTCTCTTTATTACTAACCCTGCTGTAGAGGGTAAGGATGGCGGTTCTTCTGTTCTCGCTATTCCATCTCTCTTCTCTCGTGCGGCTTACCAGGCAAAGAACCAGGGTAAGACACCTGAGCTTGTCGGTGCTGGTGGAGACTGGACTGGTGCTCGTTTTGGTCTTGTCAAAGACATTACTGTTTCTTTGGCTGATCAGGCGACTATCAATGCTGGTGGTACTCAGATGAACCTCTATCAGCGTGATATGTTTGCTCTGAAGTGCACCTTTATGTTTGGCTTTGTCGTACGTGATAAAAAGCAATTCGTCCGTCTTGCAAACGGTACAGCTGCTTAAGCATAGGAGGCTTATATGGCAGAGACACAAACCTTTGCCACTAAGGCAGACTATGAGGATCGCTATGGGTCTGGTGCTCCAGAGAGGGTTGAGGTTCTTTTGCAAGATGCCTCAGCCCTCTTGCGCTCTAATTTCATTGCATACCACCAGACAGCTTATAAGGCGGGTCTAAACCCTCGCTTTGATGAAAATGTCTGTGCTGTTACTTGCGCCATTGTTGCTCGAGCTATAAATGTTCCTTCTGGTTTTGAGGGAGCTTCTCAGTACAGCCAACAAGCTGGTGTTTATCAATCAACGCTTACCTTTGCTAACCCAACCGCTGACCTCTACATTACACGCTCAGAGCGAGCTCGACTTGGTCTAAGTGGTATCCGTATTGGTTCAATTCAGCCTATGGGTAAGCAGGAGCACGAGGTGGCAGATGGCTCTTATTAAAGGTATTCAAGTTAAGGTTATAAGAACTTCTGTAATTACCGATGACCATGGCAATGAGATTCCTGGTGTTGAAACTTATGAGCAGGTAGACAATGTGCTTCCTGCTCCTGTCTCAACCGCTGACCTCTCAGAGAGCCGTCCAAACGGTGACAAAGTGGATATGATGTTTCATTTCCCAAAGACCTATAAACGTAGTCTTAGAGGAGCGTTTATTGAGCATAGCGGCGTGCGTTTTTCAGTTATTGGAGACCCTCAACCTTATCTTGATAGCTTGACGCCTCTTGATTGGGATAGACCTGTTGAAGCGGTGGTAGTCGATGGCTAATGATTTTGTGGTTACTGATTTAAAGCCTGACTTGGTAGGCATCCGTGAAGTGTTACATACAGCTCCTGTAGCTGAAATGTGTCGTGAAGCGGCTCATATTTGTGCAGCAAAATGTAATGCTTTACTGCCAGAAAAATACCTTAAGCATGGTGCTCGCTTTGACGCTAAATGGGTTAATCGCGAGTACACAGCAGCTGGTCTTGTGTACTGTTCTGGTTCTGAGAATGGTAAATGGGCAGGTCGAGCAAATGCAAAACTTAATATTCTTAAGAAAGGATGTAATGGATGAATTACGACGTCCTTTCTGAGCTTACTAAGTATATAAGTCAAAAGCTCAACGTTCCCGCTTCAACAAGAGTTCCTGCTCGTGAGCCGAAAGAGTTTGTTACCGTTACACGAACTGGAGGAAGCGCGACGATTGGTTGGGATACGGCTAATCTTGCAGTGCAAGCTTGGAGTACCACAGACGCTGCTGCTTATAAGCTCGCTTTGGCAGTGAGGCTTCTTTTGTTTGAGTGTTGGCAAGAGCTTGATAAGGTTATCAAGGTTGAGATTCAAAGTATTTATGACTTCCCAGACCCGGATTCAAAGAAATATCGATACCAATTAGACGTGTATGTGACTACACGTCTTTAGGAGGAATTATGGCTGATACAAATGCTATTTATAATTCAAACTACGTTGGCGCTGCAAAAGGCCGCCCTGGTGGCTATGCAGCTGTAGTTGATGCAAGTGTTGACATTAAATCTCTTCTTGATGTCAAGAAAACCATTAAGGATTTGATTGCTGCTAATCCTGGCAAGATTAAGTCTTTAGGCTATATCTCAGAAGACGGCGTTGAGTTCTCTCTCGACCTCTCTTCAGAGGATAAGAACGACTGGGGCGGAAATGCCATTAGCTCCTCAATTTCAAAGTATTCAGAGGCAGCAAAGGTTACATTCCTTGAGTCTGCTGAGACTGTTTTGAGGGTTATTTACGGTGATGACAACGTCAAGGTTGAGACAGACGGTTCTATTACCGTTCGTCATAATCCACGCTTTACCGCTCCTCGCATCTACATTTTTGACGCTGTCATTAATGAGACTACGGTAAAGCGTTCAATTATTCCTATTGGACGCATTTTTGAGCGCGATACCGTAAAGCAGAACAGCTCTGACTTCCTTGGATACACTCCAACTATTAAGTGCATGCCAGCTGAAGTCTTTGACGGTGATACCTACCGCGATGTCTTCTATGACACTACTAAGGCTGCTGTAACTCCTGCAGCACCAAGTCAACAGCACTAATTAGGTCTTGAAAGGATTCAATATGGATGTATCTAATATGTCTGCTGAACAGCTTAGAGAGCTGGCTGAACAAAAGGAAAAATCACGTGCAAATCTTGAGGCGAAGTATCTTGACTTTGTTCCTGGAAAAATAGAACGCGCTCCTTATGAACGTGTAATTGAATTTGAGGATGAAGAGTATGTCGTTGATATGCGTCGTACTAAGTCTCGTGAGTTTATGCGCCACATGGCTCGTGTTAGTGACGCAGAGCAAAATAGCCCAGAAGCACTTTCTCCTGTACTTGCTCTCTACGACTATCTTTTTGGTGGTGATTGTGACAATCATGTTGTTGATGTTGTAACTAAAAAGCTTGGTTACGATGACGCAGAAGAGATCTTGCGTATTGAGTCCGCTTTATTGGAGAAACTTGACGCAAAAAACTAGCACCGCTTGCCCCCATTCTTTGTGATGACGAAAAGAGGGGCAAGCTAGAGGCTGATTTCCAACAGTACTATCAACTTAAGGTACAGACGCTCATTGATTCTTACGAGTTTGAGCGTCTGTATTTCTTAGTCATGAACCTTCCTAGAGGTTCAAGGACAGTTCGTGATACAGATCCAAGAAACGACTGGTCTAATAGCGATTATTTACTTGCTTTGGCAGTCGACAATCTCTCATATCTAAGGTATGAGCAAGCTGGTGGCAAAGGAAGAAAGCCTGACGCAGTTAAGCGTCCAGAACCTAAGACAGAAGTACATAAAAAGCACCTCAATGTCTCTGAAAAGCGCATTGAGGAGCTTTTATTTAATTCACGTTAGGAGGTGAGAAATGGCTGGAACAGTAGTAAGAGGCTCTGTTCTGCTTACTCCTAAGTTCGACAACCTCGGAGCTAATGTAAAGCGTGCTTTAGGTAGTGGCTATAAGTCAGCGGTATCTGTGCATACAAATGCTGGACGGCAAGCGGCGCAAAACTATGCAGGCGGCTTTGGTGGTGCAACCGGAGCCATTATGGGAGTCGTTTCGAGCATTACTACACGCGCCCTAGATGCTATTTCTGGCTCAATTGCATCAGCAGTAAATCGTGTAGATACGATTGCAAACTTTCCAAAAATTATGTCATCTATTGGCTACTCAGCTGATGATGCGCGAGCAACTATTCAGCGTCTTTCAGACGGTATTGATGGACTTCCGACATCTCTTGATGCCATTGTTGGCTCTGTACAGAAGATTGCTCCTGTATCTGGCTCGCTTGCTACGGCAACAGATGTTGCTTTGGCATTTAACAACGCTCTTTTGGCTGGTGGCAAGAGTCAAGAGGTAATGAATTCTGCTTTTGAGCAGTATTCTCAGATGCTTTCAACTGGCAGAGTTGACATGCAGTCATGGAAGATTCTCGCGCAAGCCATGCCAGGACAGCTGAATCAAATTGCCAAAGCTCTATTAGGCGCTAATGCAAATCAAGCAGACCTCTACAAGGCTATGCAAAGCGGCACAATTACATTTGACCAATTCAACGCTGCAATTGTAAGCCTTAACAATGAGGGTCTTCCTGGGTATGCCTCATTTGCGGAACAAGCAAAAATCTCAACAGAATCAATTGGCACTGCCTGGACAAATGTACAGAACCGCATTAATAAGGCAGTTGCAAAAATCATTGATCACATTGGTCAAGCTAACATTGCCGGCGCAATCAACAACTTCTCAAGTAGTTTTTCTGGCATCGCTGATACGATAATTACCTATCTTGATCCTGTCATTTCCACTGTTGGTTCGTTTATGAACCAGCTTCAAAATAACGGGGCAATCACATCGTTTGGCAATACTTTAAATGCTCTAAAAGACGTATTTGATAGCACTATCGGACTTATTGGCGACCTCGTAACAACGTTTACTGGTCTCGATAACTCAGAGAATGCTTCACGTAGCGCAGCAGATTTGCTTAAGGCCGCTGTTGATGGTGTTAAATCTGCCATAGAGTTTGCACGAGACGCAGTTCAAGGCTTAAGAGACAATCTTACGGTTGTGGCGCCTGTCATCGTTGCTGTAGCCACCGCCTTGATTGCTTATGAGACGATTAAAGCGGTACGCTCAATAGCAGATGACTTTGGACTTTTAAAAAGTGCTGCTTCACTTGCCTTTGATGCTATCAAGGGCGGAGAAGGCGCCCTATCAACGCTTTCTATTTTTGGTGAACTTGCCGGCGAAGGCGGAGTACTTGCAAGTATCTTCGGAACGATTTCAACAGCTATTAGTGGTGTTGGAACAAGCCTTCTTGCACTCGTAGGATCTATCCCTGTTATTGGTTGGATTGTTATTGCAATTACCGCGGTTGTTGCGGTTATAACGTGGCTTTGGAATACAAATGAGGACTTCAGAAACGCTGTAATCAACATCTGGAACACTATTTGTAGTGCTGTTAGTGGTGCTGTAAGTGCTATTGGAGAGTTCTTAGGTGGTGTTTTAGGCGGCATTGTTGAGGGAGCTAAGGCTGTTTGGAGCGGTCTTTCTGGTGCCGTTATAAGTGCCTGGGATGGCATAGTTACTTTCTTTACTGTCGACTTACCTAATACGTTTAATCAGTTTGTGTCATTTTTATCTGGTATTCCTGCTGCAATCGGAGCATTTTTTGAGGCATTGCCAGGACGTATTTTGTATGGATTGACGTTTGCGATTGTTTTTGTTGTTGCGTTTTTTGCGAGTGTCGGCGCCAAGATTAGTGAATTTGGAGCAACTGTTATTCAGCGGCTTATTTCATTCTTTACCGTTGATATTCCAAACGCAATTTTAAGCTTTGTACAGTCTGTTACAACGTTTTTTACGGTCGATGTACCTAATGCCTTTAATCAATTTGTGACATTTGTGCAAGAGTTACCTGGAAGAATTCAAGAAGCACTCGCCGAAATGCTCGTTAATGTTGTCTTATGGGCGCTCGACGTGTATACGCAAGCTTGTGAGGCTGGCTCTAATTTCTTAAGTGGTGTTAGTCAATTCTTCTCGCAACTACCAGGTCAGATTTGGTCGTGGCTTATGGGAGCTATAGCGTCTGTTTCAAGCTTTGTCTCAAATATTGCTTCACAGGCGGTATCAGCTGGTAATGGCTTTTTAAATGGAATCTCTAGTGGCTTTAATTCAGCAATAAGCTTTATCAGTAGTATTCCAGGACAAATTACTAGCTTTTTTGCTGGCTGTGGAAGCTGGCTTATTAACTCTGGTCGTGCACTTCTAGATGGTTTTGCACAAGGTATTAGAAACGCTGTAAGTACTGTTACAAACGCTGCGTCCGATGCACTTAGTGCCGTTCGTAAGCTTTTTCCATTCTCGCCTGCGAAGAAGGGACCATTCTCAGGTCATGGCTACACGACATATTCTGGTCGTGCTCTTATGCGTGACTTCGCAAAGGGAATCAAGGGAAGTTCATCGCTTGCTGAGACAGAGGCAATGAGTGCACTGTCAAGTGTGCATGACGTCTTTAACAACGCTCGTCCTTTGAGCTTTTCAGCAGTTGCTGACGCTAATACAAACGGTATTTATCGTGCGGCTTTTGAGCTTGACTCAAGGCAGCAACGTGCTAATGCAACAACACTTGCAGACATCTATGACTTTATGCGCAACGGTGAGCTTGGACAGGTTATTGATGAGAATTCTAATAACATCGGTGACCGAGACTTTGCGAGAGCGGTTCAAAAGGCGGTGAGAACAAATGCATAAGCTGAAATACGTTTCTTCCCGCGGTAATATCTTTGAGCTTGATGTGCCAGAAGCCTCAATTGGTACTGGCACATCTCTTCGAGGTTATAAACCTGGTTACACACTAGGGACGCGTTCTGTCTCTGGCATTTCGTCAAATGCTCAAGAAGTTCCGTTAGACCTCTTTGTAGAGGGTTTTGAGCTAGCAGAAAAAATGTCTCAAGAGTTTGAGTTTGACTTCAATAAACAGCAACCTGGTGAGCTTGTATTCAACAATGAATGGCGGCAAAGAGCTTACATTGCTAAGAGTGATGTTCAATCAGTCTTTCATGATCAAGCAAGCGTTGCTCTAACCGCTATATTGCTCGATGGAGCCTGGCATAAAAGCCATGTAAAAAGTTTTGACATTGTGCGAGATGAGGCTCAAAGCGACTGGCTTAACCTGCCAACAAATACACCTTATAACTTAGGTATCACAAGACCTCCTAAGCAACTTGAGATACAGGCACTCTCAGAGTGTCCCGTCAAGTTGGTTATCTACGGTGCAGCACTTCAGCCACGTATTGTGATTGGTGATAATACCTATTCATTTACGCTTACTGTTCCTGCTGGAGGCCGTCTTGTTGTTGACGGAACAAAAGCGAGAAAAGCAATCACACTTGTAACCGAAACGGGAGATGTCTCAGACCGCTTTGACGTGGGAAATCGCGGAAGCGGTAAAGGTAGCGGTAATTATTGCTTTGAACCACTTAAAACTGGCTATCAAAACATCTCATGGGACGGCACTTTTGGCTTTGATATTGAGTGGTGGGAAACAAGAGGAGGTCTTCCATGGAACTCCTAACCGTTTCTCAACCAGATGGCACAGATATTGGCGGTACGGAAGACTACGTACTTGATTTGTCGTTCGGTGATACAGGCAACACGCTTGAAGTGTTTGCTCCTTCAATGCCAATTAAAGATGGTTGTTTAGTGTCTATTGATGGCACTGAATATGGCGGCATTATTGATATTGCCTCTGATTCTTTAGACGGTGGCATTGCAACGACTACCTGGAGCGGGCGTACCTGGCACGGTATGCTCGCTTCTAAAATTTTGGTACCGAGCACTGATTACATCAATATCTCAGATAAAGCACAAACGGCAATTGAGAGCATTATTGCTTTAGCAGATCTAGCGACAGTATTTGAAGCTAAATCTGGTCAGTCAGAGGCAATTATTAAGTGCCAGCTACCTCGTTTTTGTGACGCTTACACAGCACTAAGACATCTTGCGAGTGCCGCTGGCTCACGTCTTAGAGTTCAACGTACAGACGGAAAAACGCTCATTTGGTTAGAGCCTCTTACAGACAATAGACTCGATTCTGACGCTCTGGATTACAAATCTAAGACGTCATATCATCCTGTAAACCACTTAGTGTGTGCTGGTAAAGGTGAGCTTGCAAACCGTACGGTAATTCATCTTTATGCTGACAAAGCTGGTCGCATTTCAAAGACACAAAGTTTGTTTGGCCAAGATGAAGTGTCAATGCTCTATAACTATAACAATATTGAAGATGACGAACTTGAGAAAGAGGGAACGAAGAAGCTTAAAGAGCTGCAAGATCAATCATCTATTGATGTAACTGTTCATGATGGATTGAATCTCTTTATTGATGATGTAGTCGTTGCTGAAAATCAAGACACGGGAAGGCGAACACAAGCAACCATTGGTAAAAAGATTGTCAAGGCTGCAAGTGGAGTTTTAAGTGTTAGCTATGAGGTAACCGATCCAAATCAAACAAACGGCTCTCAAGGCGTTTCTTTTGAATCTTCTGGCGTTTCACAAAGCGGCGGTACTACTTATGTTGCTGGCTCTGGCATTCGCATTGTTGGCAATCGCATTTCGGCGGTTATGTCCGATGAGAAAATTGTCGATATGGAAGCGCATATTGCAGTTGCTCAAACTGCTGCAGTCACCGCTCAAGGTGAGGCTCACGAGGCACGAGCAATTGGCAATGATGCTCTTACTTCTGCTAATTCGAGCGTTAAATACGTTACTTCTACTAGTCCAATTGTGGTGTCTAAGACAGGATCTAATGTTTCTTTAAGTCTACAGGACTCTGGCGCTAAGGCTGGCTCATATGGTCTATCTGAATCAATTATGGCTGGTAATAACGCTAATTTTGCAATTCCATATTTTACTGTTGATGAATTTGGACGCATTACCTCGATTTCTCAATCAGTGGTGACACTTCAAATTAGCGGTGGCGGAGCAAATCAAGGTGGAGGATTCTTAGCGGCCCACCCAATCGGCACAATCTATGAAACAACTAAATCATTTAATCCCTCGAGCCTTGGCGGTACATGGAAACGTTTGCCGTCACTTGACGGTTTTAAGTGGGAAAGGACGGCGTAATGGCTAAAGAACAAGGTGCTAGATATACCTGTGATAGATGCGGCAAATCTGAGTTTGTCATTCCAAGTAATACTTACTCAACCTCTCAATGGCATGACATTAAGAGGCAATCACAGCGAGGAGAGGAAAGCCGTACGTATTGTGATACGTGCTACAAAGCTTATTTAGAGCTCCTTGCAAAGCATGATGCCTCATTCAAAGAGTTTGAAAGCAAGGTGAGCTGATATGGCAGTTACATGTGTTGATGGTCAAGGTACAGCACCTCACATTACTGGTGCAGATAAAGGACGTTTGCACGCTGGTGTTTTTGGTGAGAAGAGTGTCGTTCTTGCGGTTGGTAAGCGCTTAGAAGCAACACAAGAAGGCGCCAACCGAGTAACTATTGCGACAGGTGATGCCATTATTCATGGAAGACAGGTAAGTGTAACTGCTCCAGAGCAAATCACGATCACTTCAGGTACACAAGGACAGAATCGTAACGATTTTATTTGTCTTAAGTATGAACGTGATTTACATGGTATTGAGTCAGCAAAACTTGAGGTGTTACGAGGTATTCCAACAACAGGTGAAGCCAAAGACCCGCTTGTACCCGCTGGAAACGTTTTAAGTGGTGACGCTCAAGATTACTTTCCAATCTACCGAGTAAAGCTAAATGGTGTTGTAGCGTCTAAGCCAGAACAACTTTTTATAGTTGCTGACACGCTTTATCAAGAGAATAGCGATCTTAAGCATTGGACTACTTTGCAGGATGACGGAACGTGTCGTGTTCGTTACTGCATCCGCAGCGGAGTGATGTATCTCGATTGTTACCTTGTAGCGGGCATGGCTACATATAAATCCACGGAACAAATGCCAGACAATCTTTTACCTGCAATCGAGGGGTATTACCCTCTAGGCACACAGACAGGCAATAACACGGCAAAGATTTGGGTCGGTGCGGCTGGTGGCGGTGACGGTCATATTTACTTCTATAACTGGTCTAGCGGTTATGCGACTGGAATAATTCCACTTTTACCCAAGAGCATGGAGTAGAAGGTGACAGCATGAACCCACTAACATTCGAGCAAATAATCGCTATTGTCTCATTTCTTGGAATGATGGTTTCGCTCATCAATGGTGCACGTGCAATGACCAGAGCAAGCAACGAAGACGCTATGCGACTTGTGCGCATTGAAGAAGGCATCAAGCAGCTCAAGGGGGACGCAGAAGACAATCAGAAAGCGTTCGCTGCGTACATGGCTCGCACCGATGAAGTCATCTCTAGTGTCAAAGATACGATCGCTCAACATGATACCCGTCTAGCCGTGGTTGAGGATGTGACCCGCACACAGGCGGGGAGGCTCGAGCGTCTGGAGAAGGCGCATACCCATTAGGTAATTATTGGAAGTTAAAAATCGTTTAAGGAGAAAAGCAATGATTAACTGGAAAGTACGTCTACACAATCCCGCTTGGTGGTTGGGAATGGCAGGTATTGTTATGAGTCCAATCCTGGCATATCTTGGACTGGCTTATTCTGACTTGACTACATGGGGCAGTCTTGCTGATGTGTTCGTGAAGTTCATCAGCAACCCTTATCTCATCGGTACTGTGGTTGTAGCGGTCCTTGGTGCTATCGGCGTCACGGTTGACCCAACAACCAAGGGACTAAGCGATTCTGCACGTGCAATGACATACGAAAAACCAAGCACGAGCCCTTTAGACACCGAGGAGAAATAACAATGGCTGACTTTTCAGGCGAGATTACCGCTGACGCGTATATTCCAACGTCAGCTTATTCAGCTGGGCGAGACGGTCATTTCGTGCAGTATATCGTGGTACATCATGAAGCTGCCATAGGCTTAGACGGTGCGGCCATTACTGCCATGTGGGACAGGATGCAGGCACAGTCTGCGCACTATTCTGTGGATGGTGCAGGCACTATCACTCAGCACGTACTGGAGAGCAATACCGCATGGGCGTGTGGTCGTTGGACTGCTAATTGCGAGAGCATCTCGATTGAGCACGCGAACAACTCCTCATCGCCCTGGACTGTCTCTGAAGCTACCTTAGAGAGCGGTGCGCACCTTGTTGCTGCGTTGCTCATTAAGTACGGGCTCGGATACCCGCGTTGGGGTGGCAATGTTCGTCCACACAAACAGATCGTGGCAACCGCTTGTCCTGGCGAGCTTGCTGGCTCTCAGAACACTCACTATATGGAGCGTGTATGTTACTGGTACGAGGTCATGACAGGCAAACGATCAACTTCTGAGATTGGTTGGCATACCGACGGCAAGGGCAGCTGGTGGTATCAGACGGGCGAGTCATCGAGTGAATACGCGGTCGGCTGGTACCGTGTGGGTATGAAGTGGTATTACTTCAATGAGAAAGGCTGGATGTTAACCGGTTGGGTTCACACCGATGACGGACACGGTTCAGACAAGCTTTGGTGGTACTTCAATGACGACGGTTCGCTTTTTTCCGATGACTGGTTGGAGTACAACGGCAACTGGTATTTGCTAGCGTCTGATGGTCACATGGCTACCGGCTGGGTAGAAGATAAAGATAGAGATAAGTGGTACTATCTTGACGAAACAGGGCGCATGATTACTGGCTGGTTGAAGCTCGACAATGACTGGTTCTATCTGCGTTCCGATGGCTCACGAGTTGAGGACTGCTTGTATGAAGTCGGAGCAGATAACATCTGTGCCTTCGATAAGAAAGGTAAGCTTCTCACAGGCGACATTACAGTCACAACCAACGACGACGGTTACATCGCAGGAATTAAGGCTTAGTGTTATACTGTAACTGTTGATTTTTGGGAGCAAGCTCTCCTTCCTCAAACAAACCCCTCTCGCTGCAACGAGAGGGGTTCTTTTTTATGTGTATCGAATTGTGATGGAATTATGAAGAGGTATTTCTATCTTGCATTAGTCCTATAACAGGACTATGTTATATATCAACAGAGGGGGACACAAGGTCGAACCTCAACCCAGAAAGGGGAATGAAATGAAATTCACTAAGACTTCCGCAAAGCAGCTTACCGAATTCATGGCAATCATGGACAAGGATGGATGCGTTCCATCCAGTGAGTGGGTCAGCGGCAACTATGCAACCAAGCACGCAAAGGCACTCCCACCATTTGTTACAAGGTTTGAGCGCAAAGAGTATAGCAAGACCAACCTTCCAAAGAATGGCACACCAGAGCGTACCGCTTACTGGTACTTCAAAGAGAACACTCGCCGTCGTGTGGTTCTTGTACTCGATAAAGAAGCAGCGATGAACTTCTTCTTTGAAGCAGCAAAGGGCAAGGAGTTCTAAGAAAGCAAGACAGCCCCTCGAAAGAGGGGCTTACTCTTAGAGAGGATACACATGAGAACAAAGCAAGAATTCAAGGCTTTACGAGAACAGACAGGAATCACGCAGGACTATCTGGCACAAGCTCTTGGAGTTCGTGAGAGGTCTGTAAGACGCTGGGAAAGCATCACAGAGGAAGGTTACAACGCTCCACAAGACGCGTGGGACATTCTTGATGATGCTTTGAAGTTGCAGCGTCAAGTAGTCTCTGCAGCCTTAGGGCAGGTTGAGGAAGCTGCTCAAGAGGTTGGCAGCTATCCAGCCAGTGTGAAGCTGGTCTACTGGTCTACCCAAGTAGAATACGATGAGCACCATTGCATAGACGATGGCGGAGACTGGCGACAGGCTAACGCAACCGCACGCATTGTCTCGTATGCGCTCCATGAACGAGGAATCGAGACTGATTGGATCAGCGGAGCGGACAACTTAGTTCCAAAGCAATAAATGCAACAATTCGCCCTCATCTAGTGGTAGATGAGGGCGTTTTTTATGGGTAAATACTCCAGCTTGCAATTTGCGTGGCTTAAAACGCCTTACAACAAGCCGTTTAACTGGTTATTTGTAAAGCTGATTTTTACCGGTTTAATCTTTGAAGTATTTCAATACGGTTAAATGTACCGTTTTTCTATCTAATATCATTATTTGAATATATCGAGGTAAATGGCCTGTCTAAATAGTTAAAACTTTTATTCGAACAGGTATTCGTTTTTTAATTTGGTTTGCAGAGGGGGTGCAAAAAGGGTGCACTTGTAAAAAAATTTAACAAAAAAGGTAGACGGCAAGCCATCTACCTTGGGTTTTTGGTGCCTCCTGCGCGATTCGAACGCGCGACCTGCGGTTTAGAAGACCGACGCTCTATCCAGCTGAGCTAAGGAGACGTATTGCGTCGTTCATTATAGCAATAAGGATTGCAAATTCATTGCGCTATCAAAGATTTTCTCGTCAGAGAATAACAAATGAAATGAAAAGTAGTTACACTAAAAGCGGCTACACTGATTATGGGCTTACGGAAACGGAGACAGTATGTCTTACGATTTTGAATCTCGCGTTAATCGAGCTGGTACTGGTTCTAGAAAATGGAACGTCATGTATGACGTTAATCCAGATGTAGCTCCTGGTATTCCACCTTTTTCTGTTGCTGATATGGAATACCATACAGCTCCAGAGATTGTTGAGGGCCTTAAGGAATATATCAACGATGCAATTCTTGGTTATTCCACGCCAACTAATCAGATGAAGCAGGCTGTGTGCAAGTGGATGAAGACTCGTCATGACTGGGATGTAAAGCCAGAGTGGCTGCTCAACTCTTCTGGCGTGGTGCCTGCGCTTTTTGCATCTGTTACTGAGTTTACCAAGCCAGATGAGGGTGTCATTTTGTTCACGCCTGTCTATCGTCCATTCTACATGGCAGTAGAGGAGAATAACCGTGCGCTGGTAGAGTGTCCGCTCGTCTTGTCAGAGGGTCCTCACTACGATATTGACTTTGATTTGTTTGAGAAGCTTGCTGCTGAGCCAAAGAATACCATGGTCATTTTGTGTTCACCTCACAATCCAAGTGGCCGTGTGTGGACCAAAGAGGAGCTTACGCGTATTGCAGAGATTGCGGTTAAGCATAACCTCATTGTGGTTGCCGACGAGATCCATCATGACCTTATCATGCCAGGCTCCTCGCATAGCGTTTTTGAAACGCTCTCTGATGCGGTTGCAGCACGTACTATTACCTGCACGTCTCCATCAAAGAGTTTCAACCTGGCCGGCACACAGTTCAGCAACATTATTGTGAGCAACCCAGAACTGCGTGAGCGCCTTGAGAAGCGCTTGCAGGCCCGAGAGACTACTTCATGCAATCCAATCAGCTTCAAGGCCTGTGAGCTGGCTTACAGTAAGGGCGGAGCATGGCTGGACGCATGTATCAAGGCCGTTGATGCCAACCAGAGGCTGCTCCTGGACTTCTTTACCACTAAGCATCCTCGCGTGAAGCTTGCGCCAATCACGGGAACCTACCTTCAGTGGCTCGACTTCAGAGATCTTGGCCTTACGTCAGAAGAGCTTAATCACCTCTTGCAGTTTGAGGCCCAGGTATTTTTCACCGACGGCGTCTTCTTCGGCGAGGCCGCCCAGGGTTTCAAGCGCTGGAATTTGGCAGCCCCTCGCGTCGAGATTGAAGAGGCGTTGGATCGCCTGGACGTAGCGCTCACGGCTCACGGATTCTAA